CTCGGCCTGCTGCGCCGTCCCCAGCTTGTTCTTTTTGAATGAGCGGTCGATATCAGAAAGGATTTTCTGAATAGGCAGCATGTTGCCTTTCTTGTCCCGCGTGGTAATACCCAGTTCACGCAGCGCCGCCGGTGCCTGCCCGGTCGGGGCTTGCAGGCGGCTAAACATGGCGCTGGCACCCGTACCGGCCATGCTGCCCTTGATGCCGTTATCGGCTAGCACGCCGAGCATTGCGGTGGTGTCTTCAATACTGGCACCCGCCGCTTTCGCAATCGGGGCCACGTATTTCATGGCCTCGCCCAGCTCCATCAGGTTGGTGTTCGAGCTGGTAAAGCCTTTGGTCATGACATCGGACACGCGCCCGATCTCGGCCATCGGGATGTTGAACGCCGACTGCATGTTAGTGACGATATCCGCCGCATCGGCGATATCCAGCCCGGACGCCAGCGACAGGTTTACCGTGGACTCCGTCGAACCGAGGATCTGATCCGCGTTATAGCCCGAACGGGCCAAAACACCCTGTGTGCGGGCAACGTCGCCCGGTGAAAAGGCCGTACTGCCGCCGATATCGCGCGCCTGCTGACGGATAGCCGCCAGTTTTGTGTCGCTTTTATCCAGCCCCAGAATGGCCTGCGTCCCCGACATTTCCTTATCAAAACCCACTCCCGGCGCAATGAACTTTGCCCCGGCATACAGGGCGGTCGATGCGGCACCCAATGCCACCGCGCCACCGTTACGCACGCCGCTCGCCAGATTCTTACCCGACTGATAGCGGTTATTGATGCCGTCCAGCCGCTGCTGTTGCTGGTTCAGCCGGGCAAGGGATTCGCGCTGGCGCAGAAGTGCGGCATTGGCCTGCTGCGTGCTGCCTTGCAGGCGACGCTGTTCGGCGGAGAGGTTGCGCGTTGAGATACCGGCGGCGTTCAGCTCCTGCCGCTGGCGCTGCACGGACTGGCGCAGAGTGTTGTGTTTTTTTTGCAGCTCATTCGCGGCGCGTTTGGCCGACTCCATCAGGCGGGTTTGTGCCGCCGTGGGCTGCGCGGTGTTGCGATAGGCTACCGCCAGCCTTTCGGCGTCCTCCTTCGCCTTTTTCAGCGCCTGCCCGGTGACGGCCAGCTGCGCGCTGTTTTTGCGAAAGCCCTCAATTTTTGCGGCCTGTGCGTTCAGGTTCCTGAGCGTGTCCTGCGTGCTGCGGATATCATCGGACAGGGATTTGCTGGCGTTTTGAATGGCTTTAAAAGGACGGGTAGCGTGGTCAACCGCCTTTAAAAGCACCTGTAGTTTGAGATCACTCACTGGCTGCCCCGCTGCGCGTTAAGGCTTTTTGACGCCAGCCACACAGCTCGGTCAGCGTCATGTTGTTCATTTCTGACGGCGGCCAGTGAAAGATCACCGCAATATCCGCCATCAGGTCATCAACGCCCAAAGAGGACGGGAGTTTTACTGTGCCGATTTCGGCGACAAAAAACCGACCACCTTGCCCGCCAGTGCGATCAGGTCCGGCAGGCTCAGCGCCTTGCAGTCCTGTGTGGTCAATGCAGGCAGCGTAATGCGCGGCAGCACTACCGTCAGGGTATCGACGTCGGCATTAGCCAGCGAGGCGAGGCCGATGCCGCGCAGGTGCCCCGCGTTAGGCTTGATGATTTCAATCTGCTCGATCAACTGGTCACCACGTTTGATGGGTTCATCCAACATCACCACGTTGTCGTTTACTTCGGATACGGCTGTATTGCTTTTCATGGGGTTATCTCAATATTTAGCGGGAAAGGGTCGGCATCGGGGAACGGTGCCGACAGTCATGCCGGGTTAAACCAGACCGATAGCCCTGCGGTGCTCGGCAAGGCGGTCAACGCCGTTAACCATTTCGACCATGTTGACGGTATCGACTTCGATCAGATCACGGCCATCAATGGTCAGTTTGAAATAGGTGCATTGGGTGGACACTTTGGTTTCGGTGTCTTCACCTTGCTTGTACTCGCCGAAATCAAATTCCTTATGACGCCCGCGCATTTGCACTTCAACGGCGGAGACGTCGCCGGTATCGTCACGCTGGAATGAACCGGCGAAACGCAGCGGAATGTCCGACGTGCTGCCCCACTGTTGCAGCACCAGTTCGTCCAGACCGCCGATGGTCCATTCCAGCGTCAGCGCGTCGTCGTCCAGACCGAAATCAATTGAGGCCGCGCCGCTCATGCCGCCGCCACGATAGTTTTCGAGCTTGCGGGTCAGCTTCGGCAGCGTCAGCGAGGACACCACGCCGAGATAGTGATGGCCGTCGTTGAACAGGTTGAGGTATTTCAGTTTTTTAGGCAGAGCCATGATCAGTCCTTAGCCGTTGATAGCCGTGGCGAACGTCGCCAGATATTTATCGGTGATGCGCTGGCGCAGGGTCAGGTCTTCCAGCGGCGGGACCGGCGTATAGTCGTAGTCCACGAACAACTTACCGGCCTTGAGGGTTTCTTTGGTGTTGGCGTCCGGGTCATACCAGCAACTGCCGTCAATGATGTAGCCCGCCGATCTCATTTCACGGAATTTGGCATTGATACCGCCGATCATGTCGCGGATAAGCGTCGGGGTCATCGGCCGGTCCATCGCCCACATATGCGCTTCGGCCATCGTGTCCGCCAGCACCTGCGCGGTGCGGGTGTAGTTCTCAAAAGCAAACAGCGGATCATCAGTACAGGTACGGTTCCCCCAGAACTTAAAGCCCTCTTTGCGAATGAGCGTTGTCACGCCCGCTTCGTTGAGCAGGTCAGCGTCGGTGCCGGTGGTTTGCAAATCCCAGTAAACGCTGGCAGACAGGCCGGTGACACCGTTCACGCCGACGTTTGACAGGGTTTTATGCCAGCCGGTTTCGGTGTCGATTTTGGCGCGCAGACCGAGGGCGAACGCCGTCGCGGCGGCTTTGTCGCTGGTACTGGTCACGGTGTTCCACGCCACAAAGTCCGGCCAGATCAGCATCAGTTCGCGCTGGCTGAAATTGTCGCGGTACTTGAGCACGTCAGGCACGGTTTTACAGCCGTAAGCGCTGATATAACCGAACGCACGCAGCTGCTGGCAGATAGCGGCGAGGGCCGTCGCCACTTCCAGATTATCCAGCCCCGGTACGCCGAGAATGCGCGGTTTTACGCCCAGCTCCGCCTGCGCGCCCAGCAGCGCCTTCATGCCGGTATACATGCCGGTGGCGTCGGTGCCGCCGATAATATTGGTGGTCGTCTCGGCTTCATCTTCGCCTTCTGCCACGCGGACCACGACAACAATCGGTTTTGCCTGATTGCCAATGGCCAGCAGTGACGCCGCCAGCGTGCCTTTTTTACCGGCGCTGCCTGCGGCGGTCAGCAGGTTGGTAATGAGCACCGGCGTGTCGAGCGGGAAGGCTTTCGGGTCGGCATCTTCGGCGGTGCATACCATGCCGATGATCGCCGTTGAAACGGTGGAAATGACGCGGGTGCCGTCGTTGATTTCGACAACCCGGACGCCGTGATGGTAATCAGCCATGTTTTTCTCTCGATGATGGGTGAGGCGTCAATCATCGCGCGTTGTGAGAAAGCAGGCACGGCGGGGAGGATGTGGGAGAGATAGCACAACGTTGCTGCAGCACAGTCAAAACCGTCTGTGCTGCAGGATATTATCGCCATGGCCAGCACAGACAAAAACGACTGTGCTCGATAAATTATTGTTGTTAGATGCAGCCAAAGAGCACGCAGATTATTGCGGCATGACGGGCCACTTAACGTCAGGCGCGGTCGAGGTATCCACACGGCTTAATGCAATGCTGTACAGCTCCCACGCATCAAGACTGGATTTCTCGGCGTCAGTTGCAATACCAAGCCGGGCTGCACGCTCTAACAACTTGATGCGGCTTTCTGCCTCTGATGATAAATTTCCTCGTTGTAACTCGGCATTTTTTTGCAGGTGTTCAACGTTGGGAATTATCTTTTTCCCGTTGTAAATCCAGCCCCCAAAAATATCAAAACCGTCTGGTAGGGTGTCAGTATCGGCTACGCTAAAGCCGCAAACGTACATTAAGCCTGCATTTTCACTGACACTGGTAATAACACCCGTTTCCGTGTCGTATCTGAATTTGTATTTCTTTTTAAATTTAGGGTAAGAATCGTACCAATCGTTACCCTCCTCATCCTGAAGATACATAAAGCCTTCGCCATGCTTTGGCTCATCAGGCGTATATTTACTCCAATTTTTGTTTTTCATTTATTACCCCTCAATGATCAACCATGTACCGTTTCTACGCATCTGCAAAGGCCGATAAAGTGCATAACCAACCTGATTCCCCTCATTTCCATTACCGCCGGTGAGTACGCATCCGGTCGGGGCTTCTACCATCCCCCCATCCATGACCATAGAGGACTGAGCACCACGCGAAATGCTGGTAAGGAAGTTTTGATTAACCAGATCCCGGGTGGCTAGCTGAACAACGGTATTAGACGCGGTGTACAGCATGTACGGGTCTGCGCCATTTCCACCGACAAAGCCCGCTGCACGGCAACCATCGCGCTGAATAAAGTTGCCATTTACCCAGTCTCGCGGAGCCAGTTCCACAACGGTGTCTGATGCGGCGTAACGCATATAAGGAGCTGAGCCATTACCACCAACAAACCCGGCCACACTGCACCCATCACGTTCAATCGCCCCTATATCTTTAGGCAACGGTTTATTGTTAGAGCTGTAAGCGCGGACGCCCGGCGAGTCATACACCCCCTTAGCAGCCTGAATTGTTCCAGAACTGTGAATATTGCTGTCAGAATGAATATCTCCCTGCGCGGAAATTTCACCTGTGGTCGTTACCGAACCTTTTAGATCTCCACCCGAGAGAGGCAAAGCGCCAGTCTCCTGCGCCGTGGGTTTATTTTTCTCACAATAAAGTGCGCCCATCGACGTTGAGTCAACCTGCGCACGCAGCTTCGTGCCGTCCCAGCCTAAAATCACTTTATTGGTGGTCATACCCACCCCGCCGCCTTGCTGCACGGCCCCAACATCGCCCGATGTAATGGCAATATCTTTTGTGCCATCAAAGGCGACACCGGCAATTTTTCGCGCCGTCGCCAGCTTATTGGCGGCTACCGCAGTGCCTCCTGAGGGCAGCGCGCCTACACTGTCAGCCGTCAGGCTTATGTCTTTCGTCCCGTCGAATTCTACACCGGCAATTTTACGGGCCATCGACAGTTTACTGGCGGCTACCGCAGTGCCTCCTGAGGGCAGCGCGCCTACACTGTCAGCCGTCAGGCTTATGTCTTTGGTTCCATCAAAAGCTACACCGGCAATCTTGCGAGCAATGGAAAGCTTATCTGCTGCGACTGCCGTCCCGTCCGAAGGTAATCGGCCATTCGCATTATCATTTGCCGCCTTGACCGCTTTCGGCGTGGCCGCCAGCGTTTCACTGGTGCTGCTGACGGAGCTGCTCAGTTGTAAAAATCCCTTTTCTGTCAGCGTGCCGTCCGGGTGGTTGCGGCTTTTCTCATGCGCGGCCAGCAGATCATTCACATACTCTTCGGTGGCGACGATCAGCGTGTCGTCCATCGTCAGGCTCACCGCGCCGGTGTCAGTAACTGTGATCACCATGCGCAAGGTTTGCGTGCGGCCTGACCCCTCGGCCAGCGTCGGCTTATAGGTGTCCGCCATGTTACAGACGGCAATCAGTGCGCCGTCGTCGGCGTAAAGACCCATTTCGCGCATCCAGAAGCCGCCGACACTGGCGGAGATAATCGCCTCAGCAATGATCCAATTCGGATTTTTAGCGTCGAGCTTTAACGAGTTGAGCGTGGTGCGGTAGGTCTCTTTAATCAGCTTGGTTTGCGCCGCGTCTGGCTGGGTGGGTTTCCCGCCGCCGTCGCCGACGGCCATTTCAATAATATTGATGTTTTTGCCGGACTGGATCGCCTCAGCAATGCGCGCCTGACCGAGCTTGGTCACGACAGATTTAAACGTAGCCATGCGTTATTACCCCGGATAAACAGTTAATACTTCGGCGTCTGAAGACACCGCCGCCAGATACACCGTGCCGGTAATATCCTGCGTAATAGTCAGCCCTATCAGATGGCGGCTGGCGGGTTTGGCGTCGGCGATGAGCCGTTCCATTTCTCCATACATTTCTTCGGTGATGCCGGTTTCCAGCACGCCAATATCGAGGCGGAACGTGCCGGGCGCGTCATTGGTTTCCCACCACTCCGTCACCTTGATCAGATAACCGAGCGGCTCTACGACGCGGCGGATCGCGCCAACTGTCCCCTTATGGCTGTGAATAAACCACGCGGACTGAATAACGCGGCGCTTGGTGGACTCCGGCCAGCTCTCATCCCAGCGATCCACCGACAGCGCCCACGCCAGATAGGGCAAAAACGCCAGCGGGCAGGCCAGCGGATCCCACAGCTCACGCAGCGGCAGCGGCACGTTTTCCAACTTCGCGCAGGCAGCGGCGGCGGCAACTTCTAGCGGGGAGGAACCGACGGGCAGCAGGCGGCTACTCATCGTAGCCCCCGATAGTCAGCGCGTAGGCGGTGCAGTAAGACGCCTGCGTTTTGTCCAGCTCCAGATCGGCGACAGGCTTCACCAGTTCCACGCGCTGGACGCCCTCGACGTGCAGCGCGGCGTAAATGGCAGACAGGCGAATGTCACGGCCCAGCCGGTGCTGAGCGCTGACGTATTTTTTCAGCTTCGCTTCCGCTGCCTGCTTAATGGGTTCCGCCTCGGGACCGGGAAACAGGTAGAGCGTCGCCTGAATTTCATAATTAATAATGCTGGCAGACTGGACCGTGACCCTATCGGCCACCGGCCGCACGTTTTCATCGTTCAGCGCAGCCTGCACAATCGCCAGCAGGTCGGCAGGCGCGGAGCCGTTGCCGGTTTGGGCCAGCACAGAAACGGTGACGCAGGCAGGCGACGGGCTGATAACTGAAATATCCGCCACGCGCCCGTCAGCCGAGCGCCCGTGAAACTCATATGCGCCCACCGGCCCGGCGACGCTCAACCCCTCAAACGCCTGCTGCACGCGGATACGAAAATCCGCATCGGTTTCCATCACCGCAGTGACGGGCGGGATCGCCGTGATATCAGCAGGCTGGACAATCAGGCGTTCGACGTCATACCGCGCGGCAATGTTGTCGAGGTCCGCACCGGTGGAATAGGCCAGCATGACCGCCTGCGCCGATTCGTTAACCCGCTGGCGCAGGATCACTTCCCGGTAGGCGTTCTCCTGCAACAGCTTCACGATGGGTTCAGATTCCAGCGTGAGCGTGCGGGCGATAGCGGCCTGCTGCTCTTGCGGGAAAAGCGATATCAGCGTGGCTTTTCGCTCGGCTAACAGGGTTTCGTAATCCAGCGTTTCCACCACGCTCGGCGCGGGTAACTGGCTCAGGTCGATAGTTGCCATAGGTCAGCTCACAGGAACGGTTAAGGAAATATCATCAGACGTATCGCTGCGGGTGCCGGTGATATCGACCACCATTTTTCCGTCAGCGGTTGTTTCGAAGGTGATGCCG